TATTTAATAAAAAGCAACAACGCAAACACTACTTTGATAACCGAATAAACTACCAAATAAGCAAAGGGGAGGTATATATCGATACGGATGTGCCTTACGACTTATACAACACTATACCACAGCTAAGAACACCGGTAGATAAGTTAGCTGCCATGTTTAGCAATGGTGTGTTTAAATATCAAAAGGTAGGTAGTGATAAATTTGATGCAATGCCTACTGATATTGCTAAATTATTAGAAAATCCAAATGTTTTGCAGGGTCAAAATCCATTTCTTAATCAATATCTAAGGCAACTTATTGTGTACGGAAATCAATTCATTTATAAAAATTCAGCAAGTAAAATCACTACTACGCCTCAAAGCCTTATAAACGTTAGTCCTTCAAATATTAAACCAAAATTAACCGGTAAATTTTTTGACCAGACCACAATGGATGGTATTGTTAACGGATTTGAATATTCAGAAAATAATGTTAATAAAAAATTTGAAACAAATCAAATATTGTGGAGCAAGATAAGCGATTTAGATAATAATTTAATCGGTTACAGTCCTTTAAAGGCAATGAAATACCCATTGAGTAATACGGTAGCAGCGTATCAGTACCTCAACTGTATTAGTACTGAAAAGGGTGGTATTGGCGTGTTAAGTTCGCAAAGTAAAGATGCGATGGGTGCTTTGCCAATGACTGCAGAGGAAAAGAAAGAGTTAGAAGCTACTTACAGAGCCGAAAATGGCATAGAAGATAATCAAAAGAAAATACACATCACAACTGGCTCTGTTACATGGTCCCCCATGAGTTACCCGACGCGTGACCTTTTATTGATGGAACAAATAGATGCGAATTTTTTAGCTATTCTAAACGTATTAGGCGTTAATCAAAACTTATTCGTTAATTCTACTTATGATAATTTAAAGAATGGATTAATCCAAACGCACAATGATACAGTAGCTGTATACGCAGATGGTTTTACCCAGGCGTTGGGTAAGTTCATTGGCATTAAAGAAGGCTATCGCTTAGTTTTAGATTATTCTCATTTACCGTATTTACAAACTGATAAAGTACAAGAAGCTCAAAATTTTAGCACTGTTAGTAGTGCGCTCAATCAATTGGTTAGTGTTGGAATTATTACTGCTATTGAGGCTCGGGATAGATTGAATAGTCAATTTGGTTTAAAGTAGATAGTAACAATATTCTCTATTTGTTCAACTTTAGTGACAGTTACTGATTTCTTATTGCAAATTATATAAACTACCTTTCCGTTTATAACGGCATTACTCCTGTTTAATATTCTCTTTATTGATTTAAGACTTGTTCTTTTCACAATGCTAATCTTTAATAGGCAAATAACCAAATGAATCTTTTTGAATCATATCTACGTTATATTCTTCCTTTAATGCAGATTGAGAAATAATGCCTTTAATATTCTTTAAATCTTCGGCAACCCTATCCATTTGCACTTGGTTAACTAACCCTAGTTGGTTTAACTCTAAAATTTTAGAGTAAACATCGTTGCAATACTTTACTAATTCTATTGATTTTATCATAATTCGTTAATGATTTTAATTACATCATCTTTATAATTCAACAATTCCCTTGAAATATAAGTATGTTTTTTGCAAATATTATTTTCAATAAATGCAATTAAATATAATTGCATTTTTATTAAGTCTTTCCCAGAAAGCAACATATCATCCTGTGTTATAAATACATTTTTCCTATGTGTTTTATAAAAAAAATGGCAACGAAAAAACATATCGTTTACATTTTTTTCTGATTTTATTAACTCATAACTATTCATACTTTAAACATGTTAATATCAATTGGTAGTTCTTGTTTGTTACAATTAAAGTAAATTAAATTTTGAAGGTCGTGTAACAAAAACGCCTCGAATCAATAGGTTACAGCTACCGAAACAAGGCTTTTTAATGTGATTAATATTGTAGGCTGTAACACTACAATGCAAAAATACAACTATATTTTAATTCTACAAATAATATTTCGGCAGCATCGCACGAATAAACATTGCTAAGCCGCTCATAGAATCAGGAGCGTCATCTCGTTTAGATTTACCATTGCTTAAATAACTGGTTAATTCTTTCATAAACGCTTTGTATTGCGTGTTTTGACAGTCAGGGTGTATAAACACGCAATTACGTTTAATAAACTCACTATCCATCAATATACGGGTAAATTTATTACTACTCGAGTGAGCTGGTAAACATTTAGTGTTTGGCACTAATTTAGTTAATTCTCGGTTAAACATAGCTCCCATAGCATTACTTTCTACACGCATAAATTTAACATCGTTACGTTTCAACATATCCGCCACCATTGGTAGTGTAACCCCTGTGTTTTCACGGCAAAATACAACATCAGTAATGTAAATATCTTTACCAATATTACGTCCAATAGGTGCGCTTAAATTATCTTCTCCCTCGTCTGCAATGTCGGCATAACCTATGCTACTTTCAAATTTCAATAAGTCATTTGGTTTGTAATATCTTAACTCATTTTCAGGAAACATTAAGCCCTCTAATGGCTTCGGGCTTTGTTGGTATTGGCGTTCAAAAACTATTTTGTTATTAGCCTTTATTTTTTCTAATTCAGCAACAGTATGTTTGAACTCCCACAAGGCAGTGCCGTCTTCTTTTAAGCAAGGTAAACTAACAACGTGCCATTCCCCCGGTTCTTGGTCTATTAAATATCCACATAAATCCTTTTCGTGTAACCTTTGCATCACAATAATAATAGGAGTATTACGGCTGTTTACACGGTTACGAATAGTGCTATCAAACCTTTGATTAACACGTTCACGAATATTATCACTATCGGCATCTTCTGGCTTAATAGGGTCATCAATAATTAAAGCACCTCCAAATAATTGACCGTCTTTTCCGACAAGCCAACTATCAATATCCTCATCTTCATTATCTACTTGACCGGCTCCAAAACCAGTTACTTGACCTGCTGCACTTGTAGCATAAACACCCCCATCTTCGGAGGTGTACCATTTCTTTTTACTATCTGATTTAGGTTTAATTTTAACGTGCGGGAACATTTCCTGATATTCGGCACTTTTTACTATTTCCCTGACCTCATCACTATTATCTAGTGCTAAGTCATCGGAATAAGACAAATGAATGAACCTGGCAGCCGGGTTTATTGCAAGACCCTCTGAAATTAAATTCTTAACGCACATCTCGGTTTTTCCATAGCGTGGAGCAATATTGAAAATGACTTTTTTTAATTCGCCTTTAATTACTCTGTCTAGTGTTTCGGCTATAATACGATGGTGTTCGCCAATAACAAATTTTCTGTTGAATCTTTTTTTAAAGAAGTAGCGAGTAAAGAATAATGTTGAGGTTAGGCATTTGTATTTAGCTACCTTTAACTCTTTTATGTATTCGGATGTCATAGCTAATACTTATCATCAAGTCCTTTTGCTAGCTTCTTAATATCATCTTCGGACAAGTCGGCACTTTTAGTAACAACCTCTTTTTTATTGTCCTTTTCAAAGAATCCTAAATGTTTAGCTATTGCCTCCGTTGCTTTATTTGCACCGGATGAATCAAATTGATATTCGCCACTTTCAACAAATATGCCGTCTTCATTTCTTACCATAACAGGCTCAGCCGTCATACACCTATCTGATATGTCTTTAAAACGTTTTAAAACCCAATCTTGCGATATTTCAAGTCTTAAGGCTATTTGTTCTTGTAAAGCCTTTATACGTTCTTGAATGTTATGTTTTGTTAAGTTTTCTGATGCTATTTCCTTTGCGCTGCTTTCACTATATCCGGCTCTTATAGCTGCCTGAGTTCCGTTTAAATCAATAAGATATTCTTGACAGAATCGCTCCTGCTTGTCCGTTAATCCTATTTCTTTATTTTCTGCCATAATCAATTACAAAACACCGTTATATCAAAATCAATGCCTCTAAGGCGTTGTACCATAGTTGGCATGAGTAGTATATGAAGTGTTTTTATAAATGCAAATATACTAATTATTTTTCATTCCAAAAATAAACGCATTCGTATTCTTCGTTCATATCGCTAAATTTAATTGATTATTCACATCCATTACGTCCAGTTCTACTTTAACGGTAGTCTTAGGGTAGCTAAAACGATATAGACTACTGTATTTGGTTTCTAATTTAGATTTATGAGTGCTATATTCAAATAGAACCAGAGTGTCGTTGGAGGTTGTTAATGTTACTTTATATTTTTTCATATTGCTCATAAAAATTATCAAATGATTTTGCTATCATGTATAGTCCTCCCGCTCCTTCAATCATCGCTTGATATTCTTTTTGCGCATCCGATTGCTTGTCAGAACCTATCTTGACTTCTATTGCTACCGTACGTCCATTTATTGTTGCGTGAATATCTGCCGTGCCATTAGTACCTGTTCCCGGAATGTACTTCCCAGTACCTATCCGTTTAGTGTGTCCCATTATGTTAGTTACTATCTTAGAACCATCTATGTAACGCCCGGTATTCTTGACTCGCTCTGCCATGCCGCCGTTAAGCTTAATTAGGGCTACAATAGCTTTCTCTAAACCGTTAGCTGTCTTATCGCTAAACTTGGTTCGTACTACATAGTCTGGTGGCATATATGTTTGTGAGCAATCGTATTTCCATTTCTGTTCAGTTAAATCTTTTAGTGTCATTTCAATTTGCTTTGAATATTATAAATTTCATTCATAGAGAATTTCTCTTTAACCTGTAATTGCTTGCCGTTAATGGTAGTGTAAACCTTACCTTGAATTTTTTCAAAGGTGTGATTAATTGTTTTGTGTATTTCAGTTTTCATATTCTTTAATATAACGTTGTATTGTATTACGGCTTATACCAAGCATTTCAGCTACTTCTTTTCTATTTAGCTGTGGGTTTTCTTTATAAAGAACGCTAAACAATTCTTTACTGTTTTTATTTTTATTTAACTCTAAAACAGATTTCATCTCATTTTTCTCGACTGAGTCTATCTTAATTTTTTTAGCCATTGCAATAAAATATTTTGAAAGTTTTTCTGCCTTTAAAATATTTTCTTTTGAAATTATTGTTATATGATTTTTTTTATTAAAGTAGCAATCAATTGTGTTTATAATTAGTGCAAATCTAGGAATGTATGACTTCTGCTTTGGCAGCATAGACTTCATGTATTCGTTTTCTTCATCGGAATTTTGAATAGAAGTTATCTCGTTGAAAATTCTTATCCATTCGGTTTTTGCATCTAAACTAAACGTTGCAATGATAGGCTCTATCTCTTGTTCAAATCCTCTTTGCAGGACTTGGTTCTTAACGGAATCATAGAATCCGATTATCGAGTCGGAGTACCAATCTATAATATCTGTAGGTATTTCAGAATCATTATATTTTTCTATTTCAAGTTCAGGAAACGAGAGTAGCATTCTATCCATAAATCCATTATCTTTATTTTCTTCCGTATAAAAGATGTTTAATATGCTTGGCTGAATACCACCAAGTACTGGTATTAAAGGTTTTTCAACGAAAGCACTTTTAGCTGTTTTTCTATTTAATGAAACTGATTTACCACTCCATGAAGAAAGCCAAAATTCTAAATCACTTCCGGCACGATACTTATTCATATCTTTAAACCAACCCGCCAACTCATCTTTAAAAACGCCCACGCTATTATCGCTTTCTTCGTGCAAATCGACTAACGCTTCAAGCGTTATGTCATTAACTATGAATTGATTTTTAACAGGTTTTTTTATTTCTTCCGTTAAATTTTGTTCTTTTTTTTCTAAAGATTTATATGCCTGATATTTGTCATTAGCCTTTATATAAGCCTTTATTTCACGATTATTAGTTTTCATTAAAGGGAAAATAATATTATGAATGCTTGGAGTTTTTCCTAAACCAGCCTTACCAACTATGCTAATCCATAACGTTACTATCTCTATCCACCCTGATTTCACTTGCATTTGCAAAGAGTTACCGATAACCACAGATGATAGCCACATAAAGGAGCAACCCATATAATCTATAGAGCTATCCAATGTTTTATTGCAAAGCGAAATATAATTTTGAATTGAATCTGGGAAAATATCAATAGGAAAAATTAAGTCAGCCTGATTAATTTTAGGAATATCTTTAGTAAAATTAGGCTCTTTAATTAATCGAGACCCATAACCATCTGAGTAAATTTTCTTAGCCGCTTCCTTAAAATCGCCATTATGAAATTTATACGTATATGCGGCAAAAGGGCTTATTAATTTTTCGTGAGGATAACATGTGCCTGTTGAAAACAAATACATGCACCCGCTATTTTTGTAAACATACCCACTATGTGGCGACTTAGCACCATTACGTTTTATTATATATTTATTTGAAATATTTCTTATTATCTCAAAGTCTGAATTTATAATGTCAAAAATTGAATTTTTAGAATTATAGTCGTCCCATGGCGTCGTCTTGACACCATTGTATTCCTTAGTTTTTATGGGGTCCTCCTTAGTCTCTATGAAGTTGTAGGTTTTACTTATTTCAAAAAGCACCTCTCTATCTAATTCTGAAATTTCTTGAATTTCAGTGTAAGATTTTTTTGATATTTGATTTTCATAAACAAACACATAGCCGCCTATTCCCCTTGTTTCAATAATAGCTTCTTTATATCCCTCTAACTTGGCTATTTTTAAATTACCTGATATTTTTTCGCATCTATAAAGAATATGATAGCCATTATTTATTGTTTTGTAAATAACAAATTTATCCTCAAACATGTCAATATTATCTTTTAAAAAAGATATATATTCATTCCAAAAGTCTTGTTGTTCCTTTAAAGATGGTAAAATTTTCAAGTCAATATCAATAACCTCTAAGTTATTATAACCTGTGCAAATGCCAATACCCTTAGTTACTTCATTAGAATAATACTGTTCAAATTTATCTTTTGTGACTATTTGTGTTTGGTGTGTTTTCCATTTAATCCATGGGGTCTTATTATCGCCAATAGGAATGAGTGATAAATTGCAATCTATTAACTGTCTTGCTCGTTCTAATGTTAGCATTAATTTTAAATAAAAAACCCAACAAAAAATATTTGGAGTTATTTCTTGTCGGGTTAGTTTTGAGGTTTAACGCTCAACGTCTTAATTCAGCTCCAAAATCTGATTTTGCAAACTTAATAATAAATATTTGAATTATCAATTTATTTTAATATTTATAATAATTCTAAATAAAAACATACTAAAAAACACAAATGTTAAAAATGTCATAAAATGTGTAACATTGGTGTAACATGTTACACGTAGATGTTACACTAACTTTTCAATGATACCAACGTATGCGTGGCTAAATGTAACATGTTACACTTAAAAAATAAATTATTTTTTTTAGGGTTCTGAAAATTTATAAAATTTTTCAGGGTGTGTAACATGTTACACGTTACACTAAATTGCAACTATTTGTATAGCAGATAGTTATAGCGAATAATGCGGAACGGCAGGTGTAACATTGGTGTAACACATGTTACACCTGTTACACTTGTTAAATTATGTTAAAATTAAATTATTTGACACAAAAAAACCGATAATTATTAGTTATCGGTTAATTGGTTTATTTCAAAACGTGAGTTTATTTAGATAAAATAAACTTCAGTGTTTTTATTTGAAGCTTGATTTTTGTTATACCGGTTCACGATAGTTACAGGTACGCTCTCATATTGCATTTCAAATAAAGAAACCCACTAAACACGGTTGCAGTCGTGTCTAATGGGTTCTATTAGTAATTAATACTAATTCGGTTAACCTACTGCAACTAGGTTTGATTCGGTAAAGGTAACAATAATATTTATATTAACTATCATTAAAATTAATCACATTGATTATCAATACTTTACGTTTTTTTTACTATTTTTTTACTATAACTTGTTTTTTGTAACGAAATTATAGTTACATTTGTCAAGGCAATGTCGCCAAAACAAAAACTTATCAAAATGAAAAAAGTTTATCCGAAAAAAGAAAAAAAAGCGTTCGTTAGCATTATAGCTAGAAACGAAGCTGAGTATAATACTGTAAAAAAAGTAGATGTGGTTAGTACTAGATTTAATGATTTTGAATCAAAATTAAATTACGCGCTATCTCAGGAAACTGGTCGCACTGGAACAACTGAATTTTTACAAACAATTTAATATTGTAATTATGAAAACTACAATCGAAAACTCAAAAAAATTAAAAAAATTTGCTAAAACAAACAAGATAATTTCAATCAATGGAATTGATTTTAATTCTTTAAGTCCTGAATTAACTAATAAACATTCTCAATATTACGATATAAGTACCCAATCCTATAAGTCATTATATGCTCCGTTCATTATAGAATTCTAACCTTCCTTTGATAGTAAAATTTTAATTGACCATATAGATAGGGACGGCTTGAATAATCAAAAAATAAATTTAAGATTTTGTAACAAGTCACAAAACGGGGCTAATTGCAGACCTAAAGGAACGTCAATTTATTTAGGCGTCTGTTGGAATAAAAAAAATAAAGCATGGAAATCATCGATTGGATTTTGTAATAAAAATATTTTCATTGGAAATTTCTTTGATGAGAAAGAAGCGGCTTTAGCTTACAACAAAAAAGCTATTGAATTATTTGGAGAATTTGCAAACATAAATAAAATTTAATCTTGCTATGTTTTTGATAAGTTCAAGGCAAGCGGCTTAGCCCACCGTGACGGGCTTAATTTAAAAAATATAAAAAATGAAACTAAGCAAAAGAATTTTAGAAAAAAAAGAGCATGGCGACATCTTAGCCATACACAAAAAAACAGGCTTATCCAAGCCAACGATAGGCAATGCCTTTAAAAATGGAAGAGGCACACGTAAAACAGTTAAAATTATAACAGATTTTTATGAGCAAGCGAGCTAAACTAAGAGAATTAAAACCTAGCTATGTGCTTGGTATAATTGACGCCACAGTGTCAATGTGGGAGGAGGTTAACCAAAGCGTACCTGATGATTTGGAGCTGCAATGGTTTGTGACCGAAAACAGCAACGCCTTAAGAATACAGGCTATATGGCGTAACGGCGTTAAAGATGACGTTAACAACGAGAATGAGTGGAGTAACACATGGCTAATGGTTTATTCTAAAGAAAGTATAGATAGCTTGGTGAGCGATATTAGTGGATTAATTGAAGAGATTATTAAATAAAAATCGAAAATTTTATTATGACATCAGAAATTTTTTTTAATCATAAAATCGAAAATCCACAAATAATTTTCACATTAACCGAATCAAAAATTATTTTTATTGAAAAAAATTGGTGTAAAGAATATGGAATTTACAAAATTTTTAAACGTGATTTTTATACAAAAAGCAATATGAAAAAATGTTACGTAGATGCTTTTATTAAAGAAATAAAAGTTGAAAGAAATAAACTTTTCCCATGTAAAAATGGTTTTGATTTTAGGATTAAAAGTAAATATATAGAAGAAATTTTGAACGAACTAAAAAAAAATTAAAAATAAAATAAAATAGATATGGAAAACGTAGCAGTAATGGTAAATCCAAACGATTTTGGATTAGAAGAAAACAAAGCGCTTGAATTAACAAGCGGATTAACAACAATTTTAACAGAGCGTGAAACGCTTAAAAACGCTTACTTAGACGTAATTGAGCTTGATTTAAATGAAGAAAATTTAAAGACGTTTAAAGAGCTCCGTTTGAAAATTGTAAAAAATAGAACGCAGGGCATTGAAAAATGGCACAAAACAAATAAGGAGTTTTTCCTAACCGGTGGGCGTTTTGTTGATGCCGTAAAAAATAAAGAAGTGGCTGAAAACGAACGCATGGAATCTAATTTGTTAGAAAAAGAAAAGCACTTTGAAAACCTCGAAAAAGCACGGTTAAAGGCTATTCACGAAGAACGGGTTTCAAAACTTTTACCGTTTAATTACGAAATAGGTAATGTTGATTTTTCAGGCATGGACGAGAATATGTTTAGTGCCATTTTGTTAGGGGCTGAAACGAATCACAAAGCTAAGTTAGAAGCCGAAAGAGTAGCGGAAGAACAACGTTTAGAGGCTATTCGCTTAGAAGCTGAAGAAAAAGAAAAGCAACGTTTAGAAATGGAACGCTTAAGAGCTGAAAATGAAGCAAAAGAAAAGCAATTAAAAGAACAAAAAAGATTAGCTGATATTGAAGCTAAAAAACAAGCGGAAATAATTGCTAAACAAAAAGCAGAGGCTGAAAAATTAGCAGCTGAATTGAAAGCCAAGGCAGATGCGGAATTGAAAGCGAAATTACAAGCGGAGGCAGAGGCTGCTAAACTGGCAAAAGCCCCTGTTAAAAAACAGTTAACTGTTTGGGTAGATTCATTCGAATTACCTAATACTACTGTTGATAGTGAAATTACTAAAGAAATAAAATCAAAATTTGAAGCATTTAAAAATTGGAGTTTAACACAAATAAATAATATATAAAAATAAAATAGAGATGACAGCAACTGGAATATTAAAATTAGTGTATGAAACAAAAAAAATTTCTGAAAAGTACAGAAACAGGGAATTCGTAATTACACTGGATGTTACGCCATCCTACCCACAGCACGTGTCTTTTGTGGCATCGCAGGATAATTGCGAAATACTAGATAACTTTAAAGAGGGAGACGAGTTAACGGTTGAGTTTAACTTAAGGGGTCGGGAGTGGAATAGCCCTAACAATGGCGTCAAATATTTTAACACTTTAGATGCATGGAAAATTACTAAAAACTAAAATTTATGGAAAATATATTAAAAATTTTATCATTATTTGGATTATTAATTTTTGCTTCAATAATAGGAGCATTGCCTGTTATGTGGCTGTGGAATTGGCTTATTCCTGCAATTTTTGGACTTGTAAAAATATCTTTTTTTCAAGCACTTGGATTGAATTTACTAACTGGTTTATTATTTAGAAACATCAATTAAAATTCAAAATAAAACATTACATTTGCACACGGTTAGCGCTTTAGGGAGCGGAATTACAACTAACTAAAAATATTGCCTTGATTACTGCGATGCCCTAACATCAATGTTTTTGAGGCTTTTTTATTTTAATAAATCATGGAAAAGACACATTGGAAAAAGAACAACGATTCAAATTTTATTTCAGGCGAAGATTTGAATAGCGAATTAAAAGGTCTAAAAAAAGAAATGACGGTAATGATTGAAAAATTCAACGATGCAGAAAGTTTCGACCAAAACAAGCAAGCTAAAATTATTGTGTCTGCTTTGTATTTGAAAGACTTAGCTGGCAAACCGTTATATAAGCCAGTAATTTTAAACAAGACAAATGCACGCTTTTTTATTAAAGAAACTAATAGCGAGTTTATGGACGATTGGTTAAACGTGCCAGTAACGCTATACGCACAGCCTGATAAACGTCACGGTTTTGTTGTTAGATTTAAAAAGTTTTTGAAAACTGAACTAATAAAGGATAGTGAAAACTTTAAAAATTGCAAATTGGCAATCGAGAAAAGCGGCTACACTATTGATAAAATTAGGCTCAAATACAACGTTTCGAGCGAAGTTGAACAGTTATTATTAGCTAAATAAAATGGAAAGAATTTTTAGAATTCGCTGCTCTGCGATAGGTAAAATTATGAGTAACGCAAAAGTTAAAGGCGAGTTAAGCCAAACGTGTAAGACTTACCTTCACGAATGGTACGCCAACGATAAAGACGAAATTCATTCAAAGTACATCGATAAGGGAAATGAAGTTGAAAGCGATTTAATTGATTTTATGGCTATTCAATTAGGTTTTGGAATGGCTGAAAAGAATACAGTTAGGGTAGTTGATGAGTGGATAGAGGGAGAATGCGATGTTAACTTACCTGAATGTGTTGTTGACGTAAAGGCTAGTTGGAATAAAACAACGCTTCACAAGCAAGTAATTGACGGTTTAGACAAAGACTACGAATGGCAACTAAAAGGCTATTGCTATCTTTATAAAAAACCAAAAGGTATTTTATTTTTTGGATTGATGAATACGCCTGAAACCGATTACTCAGCTGAGGTTGTGTTTGAAGATTTGCCTTCTAATGAACGTTGGTTAGCTTATGAAGTGATACCAAGCGAAGAAGATTTTGAAGCTATTAAAGAGCGTGTAATTAAGTGTAGGGAGTATCTAGTAGAATATGATAAATTAATTAAAAATAAATTAGGAAAAATAAATTAAAAAAAACATGAAAACATTAAAACAAAAAGTACAAGAATACGCTCTTAAGAAGTCCAATGACACAACAATAGAGCCAACAATGAGAGTAGTTACAGGGGTAATCACAACCGATATAATAAAAATAATTGAATCTCACGACCATGATGAGTTAGAGAATGTTATAGCGGATAACGAATGGAATCTGTTTATGAAAAAAGTATTTATTCGCTTTTCGTTGGCATTAGTAGGATTGGCAGGAATTTTAGTTTATTTGTTATGTCAAAAATAGATGAAATAAGAGCTGTTCTTAAAAACAATGTTTACTTAAAAAAAAGAGTAGCGGCTGAGTTGAATTATTCATTGGCATGGGTTTATCACGTTTTTAAGTACGATATAAACATCACTGCAGAAAAAATTCTAAGCATAGAACGCGTGATTAGGCAGTATGAAGCGGAGTTTAGCAAGCGTGTTGATTTGCCTCCCGTTAACGACGAGCGTTACATGAGGTTGTATAACGGTAGCTTACTTGCGCTTATGGCTAATGGTAAAGCGAATGATGATTTAATTAACGAACAGAAAAAAGTGCAAATATTTATAAATCAAAATTATTCAAGATGAATGATAATTTAACCGAAAATCAGTCCAACGAAGCACAAAGCCCCAATGACGCAAAACCCGTGTTAGCAGTAGTAGCGCATAGAGAATATTAACGTGCCTTGGGCGGCCTTGTAAAACCCGAATAAAAATGAAAGTAAAAACAGTAACTTACAGTAAAGTGTTTTCATTGGGAAATTATGAGAACGAAAAAATCGGAACAGAGATTGAAATTCAAGAAGGAGACGATGTTCAAAAAGCAATTCAAAAAGCACGTGAATTTGTAGAATACAATCACAAGCTCAACGGACTTGTTTCTGAACTTGACCAATGCGAAAGGGTGTTGAATAACCCAGATGATTTCACAGGGTCGCAAGTTAAAAGAGCTCAGGAACGCAGAGACCAAATTCATGAAGCAATTACTAAGGGTCAGCAACTTTTGTTAGTCTAAATGGCCGCCCGGCTGCTATCGGTGTCCGGGCGCTATTACTGCTAACGGACGTAGCTATTAATTTATTTGACCAAAGCCATGTTTTAGCAGGAAATAATAAGGCTGAAACATTAATAAAAGCAGATACTATTGCTAAAATTGTAGATGAATTAAAATTAATATTAGAATAAAAATATGATAACAGCAGAGCAAATAATGGACAATATAATTTACTCACAGACAGATGGTGAGGAATTTTGCTGCCTTAAAAAAGAAGATTGTTTAAACGCTATGAGAGAATACGCAAAACAATTCATAATTCAGAGAAATGATTTACATGCAGCAGCATTGAGCTTAATAAGAGGGATTGAGCGTGGAGATATAAAGGTTTATCCCGAAAGTGAAACCACGTTTGATTATGTAAATCATTTATCAAAGCAAGTTGAAAAAGCAAATAAAGAACTATTTAACCGTGCGTAGGATTTTTTATTTTTTTATATTACCTACAATGGTTATTTGGAACACTAACAGCATTGCCACAAGCCTGTGTTATAAGCAGTACTTTGGTTGTGCGGTGGATTTGAGCGGTATTGCTTATAACGGGTTGCGGCTTGGCGGTCGTTTTAATGCCGCGCGGTCGTTTTAATGCCGCCAAACCGCTGTTATAAGCTGGCTGCGGTTAATTGCCAAAAAACTCAAATCGAAGCACTAAACAAAATTATTTAAAATAGCGAAGGGATGGAAAAAGATTTATTTGGAAACGAAATTATTAAACACCTATCAATTAAGGATAGGTTTATTGTACCACCATTTTCTATTTTAGATGGGAATAGTGGGGATTGGATGGATAGATTAAGACGATGGAAATTGCTTAATATAAAATCTGAAATTGGAAGAAATGACAATATATTGTTTAATCAAGGTTTAGAAAAATATATGCCAAACTACAATAATACTTCAATTTTTGACCCCGTATTATGTGAATTGATGTATCGTTGGTTTGCTCCCGAAAATGCAAATATTATTGACCCTTTCGCTGGCGGGTCTGTTCGTGGAATTGTTGCAAATTATTTAGGATATAAATATACAGGAATTGAATTAAGGCAAGAACAAGTAAACAGCAACAGAGAACAAGCATTAAATATACTTGAAGTAAATAATCAGCCACAATGGTATATTGGCGATAGCGAGCAAATACTAAATGACTTAATGCCTGATTATGATTTTGCGTTTACTTGCCCACCGTATTTTAATTTAGAGGTTTATTCAGATTTAGATGAAGATTTAAGCACAATGACTTATTCAGATTTTTTATTTAAATATGAAGCAATAATAATTAAGACAATTTCAAAACTGAAAAACGATTGTTTTTTTGCTATTGTAGTAGGCGAAGTGAGAGACAAACAAGGGTATTATTTAGATTTCGTTGGTGATACAAAAAAAATATTTATGCGAAACGGAATGAAATATTACAATGATTTTGTTTATAAGGAACGTGGTCTATTATCTGCTGCATTTAGAGTAAATAACAATTTTGTCAAATCAAAAAAGAATGTCAAAATCCACCAAAATGTAATTGTATTTAAAAAGTGCGGTGGGCTTTTTTCAAATTCTTTTCAAACGGAATTGTCAAACGAAGCAGGAACGTAGCAGCTTGCTTATAACAGTTTCGGGCTAAACAATCGTTTTAATGTTGTTTTAGCCCGTGTTAGGTGTCTGGTTTTAAAAATAAAAAAGCGAAGGAATTAATAACTAAAAACAAATAAAATGAAAGCAAAAATCAAAACAAAAAAAGAAGTTGAAATTACAACACTATTAGTAGATGCAGGAGTTCGTTATTGGGAAGATGCAACCGTAAATGGCGTAGAAGATGAACAAGGCGATTTAATACCTTGTAGAGATGGCGAAAGATGGAAGCCAATAATTGACATTGAAAGTGGTGTAATTACAAATTGGACGAAAGGAGTAGTTGCTAATGTTCATTACAAAATTTGCGATGATGGAATTTATCATTTAGCTGATTCAGAAGGCAATATTATACTAACTAAAGATGGTTATGTACCAAATATTTTAGATGTAGAAAGAGATTCTTATGGTGATTATATCATCTTAAATATTGATGAAAACGGTAAAATCGCAAATTGGAATAACAAACCGAAAGTAAACGACTTTGAAGATGAGGAAGAAGATTAACGGTAAACCCGTGCGGTGGGTTTTTATTTTTAAAACTTGCACCTAACGTTTTGCGTATAAAAAATCGTTTTAATGTTTTTTATACGCTGTTAGGTTTAGTTTTTTGGTGGAATTTAATAACGAAAATATGAATTGGATAAGTGTAAATAAAAAAATGCCTGAATGTTGGTCACAACACGGCAAATCCTTTGCGACTGGATATTTACTAACCTATGATAAGTATGGTGAATATCAAATAAACCAATATTGGCAACATGGAGAACATACAAGCAAAGGATGGAATAAAAGTAGCGAGGGTTGGGAAGAATGTGATGGGGAAGTAACTCATTGGTGCGAACTAACTCCACCAAAAAATTGAAACTAACTACTCGCTAAGACTAACTAAAATTAATCTAATTGAAAATCAAACACTTATAATAAATTTTGTAAATATACTTGTATATATAGTATATATTATATATCTTTGCATGAAATAAATAAAATGAAAAAAGCTAAATTAATACATTTAACAGAAAAATGTATCGAATCATTATCAATAGCCGCTGTAATGAAAAAACCAAAAACGGATTTTAAAAATTTTGCGCAGGAAATTTTAGAAAATGAATCTAAAAAATATAAAAATGGAAAAAGAATATAATATATATACTTTAACTTGCCCTACAACAAATAATATTTTTTACGTTGGAAGAACAAACGGTAAATTAAAAAATAGATTAAACGGCCATTTAAAAGATAATATAAATAGAGAAAAGAAAAAAGTGATAAATGAAATTTTAGAAAAAGATAAATTACCTATTATAGAATCAATAGACCTTTGTACGAAATCCGATGTTTATAAATTAGAAATTTTTTGGATTAATCTAATAAAAACATGGGTTTTTAATTTAACTAATTTAGTTCATATTAATCAATCTTATCATAAATCTAAACTTTATTTAAAAACTAAAATAGAATATGCACAACATATATCAAACAGACCAAGTGAAAACCATGTGTATAGCAGTATTAGTAAAAAAATAAAAATCACAGAAGAAAATGAGGCTAAATTAATCTTCATTAAAACACTCGGAATTGTTAACAAAATTGACGTCTCGAGTAAGGAAAAACTAATTAACTTTTCAATCAAAGTAGCTTATGATTGCGCTAAATCACTAGATGATGATAGCTTGGAAGCGTTGTGTAATTTAAAAAAATCACTATGACAAAGAAACTACACAACGCCATTCTGCTAGCTAAGATAGCCTATCACGCGGCGAACATAGAGCCTACAAAAGAAATGTTGTTTAATAAAGTAATTAAGATATTGAGATGAAAACAATAACAAACGAAATTAGAGCTAAGGTAATGGCTCCTTATGTTGGAGTGGCTAAGTATGATGGTTTTACTCTTGATTATTTAGATTTAGAGAATGTATGTATATGCGAGTCTTCATTCCCAATAGAAGTAGAACCACTGTCATCAATAACTGATGAAGATGCTGGGTTGTGTGCTTTCGATAATGCTAATGATTTTGATTACTTAATGCTTGACACCAACGATATTGATATATTGAGACAATTGGGCTATGCTACACCTTTTCATGCAATAGTTGAGGGAAAAGTAGTTTACTACTTAGTAGAAGACTTAGTTGAATTAGGCGTTTATAAATTAATATAATAATGAAAACAGAAAACACACCAAATGAATTGACGGCTGAGGAATTTTTAAACAAGTATCCATTTAAAATTGATGGATTAGATAGATTTTATGGCAATCAAACTTCCATTAGAGCAATGGAAGAATACGCTTCACTAAAACTCCAAGAATTAGAAAAAGAATCTGAGTTGTTTGAGAAATCTGCTATTAGATGGGAATCTAAGTTTGAAGCTAAAGTTATTGAACTCCAAGAAGCTAATGAAAAAGAAATATTAGGTGATAGAAAGA